ATGAGTTCAAAGGGTATACTCCTTATACACTAGAAGATATGAGCCAAACTGCTACTGCACTTAAGAAAAAAGAAAAAAAATTAGGTTTAAAGCCTGGAGATAAAGACTGGTTCAAATTATGGTTCAGTTTGCCTTACATGTCTGGAGCACCAAAAGGATTTAGAGGTCGAAAATGAAGTACAGAAGTATAAAAGATATCGATAATTTTGTTCCTAAAAAAGGCAGTTTTAAACATACCTTACGAAAAATGCAAGAAGAAGCCGCAGGTGTTGGTATAATAACTAAACAAAATGCAACTAAAGATGTTCCTGTAGGCGGAGAATACATGAATGTTAAAAAACTTGGTTTAGGTAAAGGCAAACCTAAGCAACATTCAAAGAAAGTAAAAGGTTCTAAAACAAATGTATTATACAATCTAGGAATGGTTAAGGAAGAAAAAAGAGATACTCATTGTTCAGATAAATGCTGTGGCAGTGAAGTAAAAAGAGAAGATTGTAAATGTCCACCAGATTGTCCACACTGTAATTGCAATGCAAAAACCAAATTAAAAGCAAGTGCAGGCACAACTTCACCAGAAGTAAATGCGGCGGCTTCTGCACAACAAGCAAGTTGGAAGGCAGATCCTAGTTTTAGTAAAGAATCGGTTGACAAACCGGACCCAGATATGTTACAATACATTATGTTAGAGGCAAAAGTAGGCGAACTATCTAAGGCAAGTGAAATATATGTAGACATGGACGGCGTACTTGCAGACTTTTTTGGCGAGTGGGCAAAAATAATGAAGGTAGATCATTATTCAAAAATTGATAATGTAGACATAAATGATGCCTTACAAAAAATACGTGATACTGATGAGTTTTGGTTAAAACTTCCTTTACTTCCACAAGCAAAATCTTTACTAGCATTAATTAAAAAAATTAAAGGCAGTTATACAATTTGTAGTTCTCCTCTTGCAGATGATCCTAGATCAGAGCCACACAAGCGTGAATGGATTAAAAAGAATTTAAGTTTTTTTCCACCTAAACAAGTTATAATAACAAGTGATAAAGCAAAGTATGCCACACAATCAGATGGCACACCTAATATATTAATTGATGATTTTGGTAAAAACGTAAATGCTTGGGAAGCCGCAGGAGGTGAAGGCTTTAAATATAAAGATCATAAGTTCGAACGTACTGCAAAAGAGTTACAACAACATTTACAACAACCTGCTACTGAAAGAGAACTTACAAAAGGCGAAGAAAAAGAAAAAGAACGTATTGTAAAAGGTATGAAGAAAAAGAAAGGCGACTTTAAAGATCGTTACGGCAAAGATGCAGAAGCAGTTATGTACGCCACTGCAACAAAACTTGCTAAAGAAGGAAAGCATATACCAAATCCTAAAAATGCATTCCTTACAAAGGCAGATACTGCATATGATTTTATTAAAATAGGTACTAACATGGCTAACTTGAAAAGTATGCCAACAGGAGTTAGTAATTATGACGAACCTGATATAATGATTGCTCCATATGCGGGCAAAAAAGAAATGAAATATCTTCAAAAAGAATTAAAGAGATTAGGTTATAAAGTACAAGATGCTGATGGTTATCAAGATGCACATTACGATGATAAAGCAACAAATGGAGAAGAACCACCACAAGTAAAAAATGAAGGACGTTTAGGAAGAATAAAATTAAGTAAATTGCGTCCTGTTCACAAAAAACGTAAGTATTCAAAATTATTTAATCAATTAAAACGCATAGGAGAGGATAATTTATCTCCCCTAACAATAGATAAACATGGACATATAGTAAATGGACATCATAGATATGATGCACTAAGACTTATAAATGCAGAATATGCTCCAGTGCGTATGCTAGATGTACATGTAGCAGAAACATTATCCGAAAACTTTGCCGACGGTAAAAAAAAGGGCAAAAGTAGACCAGGTAGAGTAAAAAAATCTGGTGCTAGTTGTAGCGGATCAGTTACAAAGTTACGCAAAATGGCTAAAAAATACAGCGGTGAACGTGCTAAGATGTATCATTGGTGTGCCAATATGAAGTCAGGCAAGAAAAAGAAGTAGTAAATATAGCAAAGGAGCACCAATGCTAGAATACTTTTTACTACCAGATCTAAAAATAGACAAAGAACTATTTTCAAACAAAGTAAAAGAGCAGTGCGAATCTTGGGGACATTTTGGAACCGGAAGGTTTAAATTTTATTCTGGAATGCCTGACGATGAAACACTAGACTATTTAGATAATACTTTTAAAAATGCAGGAGATATTGTAACAAAAGTACTCTTTAATCGTGTAAAGGCAAATAATATTATTGGTCCGCATACAGATTATGGCAGAGGTTGCACAATCAACATTCCAATTTGCGGTGATTTTGCAAACAGCAGTTTAGATGCATATGAATGGACAAAGCCTATAAGTGTTATGAGCCCAGATCAAGACTTATCTGTTGAAGAAGAAAGTCGTTTTTTCCCACATAGTGAAATAGAACAACAAATAAATTATACTACTCCAATATGTTTTGATACAAGAGTACCACACGGTGTAACAAATCAAACAAAAGAAGATAGGTTTATTTTAGGCATAACTTTCAAAGATGATTTGAGGGTTGGGCATATAAAAGAATTGTATGAAAAAGGCGAATTGCTTATATGATATTTTGGTTAGGTTTTACAGTCATGGTTTTGAATGAAGGATTTGTAATCATGCGACATGTACATCCTTGGTTTGCTAACAAACGTGAAGCACTTATGGCCAAATACGGAAGTAACTGGAAAAGATTTCATGCAACACTTGATTATGTATGGATAGGTGGTGTAGGCTTAGGCATATTAATAGACTTTGCTAACTGGAAATTTTATGCAACAGTTTTAGGTGTATTCTGGGGGTTAGTTGGAGCAGTTGTATACTTGCCTATGCTTATCAAAAGGATTTTGCGATGATTATCAATGGAACATACGTACAACCTAATCCTTATGAAGATGGATTATGGGTGACTCTGATGTGTCCGCATAAATACATTACAGAAACTAAATTAATTGTTGAGGATTTTGAAAGTAATCAACAACGTAAACAAATAGGCATATTTGCGCCTATGGAGGATGAAAATGAAGGCTAGAGAGTTCATGACAAAAATAAACGAGGGTGTAAAACGCAATGCTCTCTATCAAAAGGTTGGAAGAATGCTTGGCAAAGGACACAACATTGATGCTATTAAAAAACGTTATAAGGATATTGATGACGCATATCCAGGACACATTGAAAAAATTGTACAAGCATTAAAAGACAGAAATGAAATTCCAGGACATCTTAAGCGTATCAAAGGATCCGATGTTGAAGAGGGTATGATGGACGACGAAGTAAAGGCTATACTTATGAAGTATCCAAAAGAATTAGCAAAACTAAAAGCGTCACAAGACTTAATGGATGTATATGATACTCCGTTATATCAAGACTTGTTCGCATATTTTTCAAATTCAGGTGATATGCCATATGGTACTCAAAAGGGTAGAGATGGCGACCCAGTACAATTTATACAAGACGAATTAGATGACATGGGTGTATTTGAAAGCATAAAAGAAACGACTTCAGCAGGCAGTGTAGCGGCTGTGGCAATGCCATTAGGGGCTATTCAATCAAGAACAGGGTCAAAAAAGAAGAAAAAAGATACTAAGACAAAAGAAAGCGGATTACAACGCTATACAGGTATTAAAAAATACGGTAAAAAAGGGTTCGAAGCCCTACAAAAAGCAGGTAGAGAAGGTGCTAGTGAAGAACAAAAAGGTGCTATTAAGGACAAATATCTAAAAAAGAAAAAGTAGGATAAATACTACTGTAATTCGGAGTAACACAATGAAGCAAAATGAACTGTTAGAAAAATCAAAAGGCTTGTATTACTATGTAAACAAGAACAAAAAATCCGGTAAGAAGCCTCGTAAAAAAGGTGCAAAAGGAGCACCAACAGATCAAGACTGGAAAGATGCGGCTAAAACTGCAAAAGAAACTACCAACGAAGGGTTGGCTGAATTAGCAGGTGTTGCTGAAAGAGATCACGAAATACAAATGGCTCGTGCAGATTTATACAAAATTGCCAAGTATGCTATAAAGTTACATGAAATGTTAAAGGGAGTAACTGAAACAGAAGGCATGCAAGGTTGGCAACAATCAAAAATTACAAAAGCGGCTGACTATATGGGGTCAGTTTATCATGCAATGGATTACGAAAATAAATTTGAAGGTGTTGCTGAAGGTAAAAGTCCACACAAAAAAGGTTCTGCGAAATATAAAAAACATATGGCGGCAAAACACGCAAACATGGGTGAAGATTATAAAGAATCAATTAGAAATAAATTACAAGAAGCATTAAAGCAAATAGAAGAAACAGCAAATACATGTCCTGAATGTGGAAAACCAAGTTATAAATCATTACCAGAAGAAAAGCAAAAAGGTGTCGACGGCAAAGTATGCTGGAAAGGCTACAAGAGAATGGGCACCAAGAAAAAAGGCGGCAAAACTGTAGATAACTGCGTAAAAGCCTAACCAAAAATCCAATAAATTACTTGACAAATACCTAAATACAAAGTATAATATACTGAATACTTTTAATTAGGAGATTATCATGAGTTCACGTACCTATGGTGCAGAAGAAAAAGCGAAACTTGAAAGACTAGTAAACGAAGGTGTTACTGTTCTTCAAGAAGTAGAAGACCTAAATTCTGGTCTAAAAGAAACAGTTAAGGCTGTTGCAGAAGAACTTGACATTAAGCCAAGTCTTATTAACAAAGCAATTAAGATTGCTCAAAAAGGCGAATGGCATAAAGTTTCAGAAGAGTTTGATGACTTAGAAACACTTGTTGTTACCGTTGGCAAGGACAAGTAGTGGAAAAAATTAAAAACTTTTGGATTAATAGTTTTAGAAGCGACAAAATTGCATTTTCATTCGAACTTGTAAGTTTTGTTTTTACCGTAATAGCAAGTTTGACACTTGCTCTTACCGCAAGAGATCCCAATATGTTAATTGTATATCCGTTCTTTTTTGTAGGAAGTGTAACACAATGTTATGCTTGTATTAGAAGAGGTGCGGCTTGGGTTACATTATTGACAGGATATTTTGCAGTGATTAATGTGTTTGGCTTTGGAGTTGCCGCTACATGGTGGTAAAGCCTTACCAACCGTTAGCCTGGATCAGTACAGGTTGTTTACTGATAGCCGCAACACTAGCGGCATTTAATATTTACCCTTGGTATGTATTTGCATTTATTGGAAGTAATACTTTATGGGTCATAATAGGAATACTTTGGCATGAACGTAGTCTTGTAGTTTTAAATGCAGGACTTACTGTCATATATGTTGTAGGATTAATACTTTGAATGTACTCATTGCAGGAGATAGTTTTGCGGCTGAATGGCCTGGCTCTAACGGCTGGGTTAAACTTCTTGCAAAAAAATATAATATAAAAAATGTTGCACAAGCGGGTGTGAGTGAATATAAAATACTGCAACAAATTAAAACTGCAAACTTAGACAAATATGATTTAGTAATTGTTAGTCATACAAGTCTAAGTAGAGTACATACACCCCAACATCCTTTACATAAAGAAGGATTACATAAAGATTGTGATCTTATTTTTAACGATATTAATCGTATTAGTTTTTTTAATGCAAGCCTTAAGGCGGCTAAAGATTATTTTAAATATCATTATGATGACAAATACTACCAGACTGTTTACAGTTTGTTAAGAAAAGAGATAAACACTATATTAGCAGAGAAAAAATATCTTAGTATGTCACACGTAGAAGTAGCAAAACTTTTTATACACGAAGATAATCATTTAGATTTTAGCGAATTTTGGCAAGCAAACAAAGGCAAAGAAAACCATTATAGTAAAATAGGCAACCAAAAAATATATGATATTATTGTTGACAAAATCAACAAACTATGCTAATATTATAATACGCCCAAGAGGCATGCAGATGGTCCGTTGGCCACAAGCAACGAGGAGATAGAGTTGAGTTACGTAGACGCACATTTTGATCGCGATTCTGATATTATCAGAGTTGTAGAGCGTAAAGATGGAAAAAGACATTTCCACGAATATCAAGCAAAATATACATTTTATTATAAAGATCAACGAGGCAAGTATAAAAGTGTCTATGGTGATCCTCTTCAACGTATTGTATGTAAAAATACAAAAGACTTTCGCAAAGAAGTTGCTATTAACAAAGGCAAACAACTATTTGAAAGTGATATCAATCCTATATTCCAATGCCTAAGCGAAAATTATCTTAACCAAGATGCTCCTAAACTAAACATTGCATTTTTTGATATTGAAACTGATTTTGATCCAGAGCGAGGCTTTGCTGATCCTAGTGATCCTTTTATGCCAATAACATCTGTATCTGTATATTTGCAATGGCTTGAAACAATGGTGTGTTTGGCAGTTCCTCCTAAAACACTTACAATGGATCAAGCAAAAAAAGAACTTGAGGGCATAGAAAACGTTATGCTGTTTGAGAAAGAAGGTGATATGATTGACACTTTCTTAACACTTATTGAAGATGCTGATGTATTATCAGGTTGGAACAGTGAAGGTTATGATATTCCTTACATAATTAATAGAACAAGTCGTGTACTTTCTAAAGATGACACTAGACGTTTTTGTTTATGGCAACAACTTCCAAAGAAACGTGAATTTGAAAAGTATGGTAAATCAGCGGAAACCTATGACCTAGTAGGCAGAGTGCATTTAGATAGTTTGAATTTATATCGTAAATACACATATGAAGAAAGACACAGTTACAGACTTGATGCCATTGGTGAAGTTGAAGTTGGGGAGAATAAAATCCCTTATGAAGGAACTTTGGATCAGTTGTACAACAATGACTTTAGAAAGTTCATCGAATACAACATACAAGATACCGCACTACTGGACAAGTTGGACAAAAAACTAAGATTTATTGATCTTAGTAATGAACTGGCTCATGCAAATACTGTTTTGCTACAGACCACAATGGGTGCAGTCGCAGTTACAGAACAAGCGATTGTAAACGAAGCACATCACAGAGGACTTCAAGTTCCAAACAGATCAAAATATGATGATGAAAGCACAGCCGCGGCAGGTGCTTATGTTGCATTTCCTAAAAAAGGCTTGCACAAATGGATTGGTTCGATGGACTTGAATTCACTATATCCGTCAGTAATTAGAGCATTAAATATGGCGCCTGAAACTATTGTAGGACAAATACGTCCAACCATTAGTGAAGCACGTATACATGAAGATATGACGCTTAAAAAGAAGAGTTTTGCAGGTTCTTGGGAAGGACGTTTTAGTACAGAAGAATATGAAGCAGTAATGGAACAACGTAGAGATGTTTCACTTACTATCGATTGGGAAGAAGGAAAGTCGCCTGCAGGAGCAACAAGTGATGTATTAAGTGGCGCAGAGATTTACAAATTAATTTATGATAGTAATATGCCTTGGATGCTTTCTTCTAATGGAACAATTTTTACAACAGAATTTGAAGGTGTTATTCCAGGTATACTTGAACGTTGGTACACTGAACGTCAAGAATTGCAAGCACAACTAAAAAAAGCAAAAGATGCCGGTAATAAAATTGAAATAGAATATTGGGACAAACGTCAGTTGGTTAAAAAGATTAACCTAAATAGTTTGTATGGTGCTATTCTTAATCCAGGTTGTAGATTTTTTGACAAACGCATTGGTCAATCAACAACACTTACAGGCAGGACTATTGTTAAACACATGTCAGCAGAAGTAAACAAAGTTATTACAGGAAAATATGACCATGTAGGTGAAGCAATGATATATGGTGATACAGATAGTTGTTACTTCAGTGGTTATCCTGTATTGAAAGAACAAATAGATAAAGGACAAGTTCCTTGGGGCAAAGATAACGTAATAAAACTTTATGATCAAGTATGTGAAGCGGCTAATGAAACATTTCCAAAATTTATGCTAGACGCATTTCATTGTCCAAAATCACGTTCAGATGTTATTGCGGCGGCTAGAGAAATTGTTGCTGAAAGCGGATTGTACATTACTAAGAAACGTTATGCGGCACTTGTATACGATATAGAAGGTTTTAGAAGTGATGTAGATGGCAAGCCAGGCAAAGTTAAAGCGATGGGACTAGACTTGCGTAGATCTGATACTCCTGTGTTTATGCAACAGTTTCTAAGTGAACTGCTTCTAATGGTTCTTACAGAAGTTCCGCAGGAAGATGTGTTAGAAAGAATTACAAAATTTAGAAAAGAATTTTCAGAACGTCCTGGTTGGGAAAAAGGTTCGCCTAAACGTGCAAATAAAATTGGACATTATCAACGTCTTG